GACGCTCTTCCGATCTCTTGATATTTATCTTTTACTTCTTGTGGATACTCATTAGATAATGTTTTTGGTGAACAAAAATCTCTATCATCATTGTAAACGATACTCTCATCAGCTATCGAACTAACAAAGTCTCTAATCTCATCTTTAATAGAATACTCTCTTAGGATTCTTCTTTTGTCTCCATAAGCCTTATCCAAATAAGGTATAGACTTTCTATTCAAAACAGATGCTACAGCTCTTTGTGAGAAGAAATCATACATTGAGTTACCTCTAGCAGCGTATGGATCTTCATTGATACCGATACCAACTTGGTTTCTAACAATCATATCATCATAGTTCATTCCATATGATGATAATCCTCTTAAAATTCTATTAAAAAGTCCTTTGTTTTCGACAGCACTGTTTGTGTAAGCGAAGTTGGTATTGTTACTACCTTGATTAAATTGGTTATAAGAAGCCATCTATTTTAAAATAAGTATTTGTTTATATATTAAAATTACAATCTTCCTCCAGAGGTTTATTAAAAACAAAACCCACATTTTCAGTGTGGGTTTTTTATAGTGTTTTTAATTTTTAATTATAAAATGTTCTTTGTATTAGTCTAAGATCCTCAGGTTGTAGACCTGTTTCTTTTAAGTAAGTAACTAACTCATCTTGTGAGTGAGCTAATGATATTATAGCTTTTTGAAATTTAACAACAGATTTTCTATCAATAAACTTATTACCATCTCTCCAAGATATCTCACCCATATTGGATACTGAACATCCGACTCTGTGCGTATTATTTCCAGATTGAAAAACAGCTTGTAATGTCCATCCTTCTCCTGTTTTAAATATATCTAAACTTTCAAATTTAGCTTCTGGGAAAGGCTTTACATCACCAACCATAATACCAAATGTCATATCATCTACAACTTTTCTAGACATATTAATAGCGTGGTCTTTAACTTCTTTAGATCTAGCTGTTTGACCAAAAGCTGAAAGTTTATCAGCAGCACTCATATATGTTGAGTAATCTAATTCTTCAAATTTTCTTAAATGTTTCATTTAATGATTATAAATTTTATAATAGTATATATTATTATCTATTTCCATATTTTTTCATATTGTTCTGAATTCTTTGAATGTGTCCTTTCAAAAGAACATACTTCTCATTAATCTCACCTCTAGCATCATAGAAATCATCCATAGTAGCTTTCATTATTTCTTGATTTCTCTTATCTTTATCAGCTATCTTAGCCTTCCATATATCAAATAACTTACCAGGATCATATTTATTCTTAGGATGACCAGATATTAAGAACCTAGGAATAAATTCCATGTGTATTTTATGAACTAATTTAATTTGTTCAGCATTATATTCAACAATAGCATATTCAAAACCATATTTAATCAATTCAGAATACATACCATTATAATCAACTTTAAGAAATCTATTTTTTTCAAAATCTTCTTCTATTATAAATTTATCAAAAAGATAAACTCTTATCTCTAAAGGTATAAAGTTAAAATTGACACCAAATATTATTGTATATTTTCCAATTTTTTTGAAATTAGTTACAAATATTGGAGAATACATCATCCAGTTAGAGCTATCTAAATAATGTAAATGATAAAATCCACCTGGTTTTATATCCTTTATAGATATTGATAAAACATCTTTATCCGATTTTTGATACTTGTCATAAAAATAAAGTGAATTATTCTTAAAGTTATCAGCGAGTCCATCACCGTGTACTAACATTCTAATACCTACTCTATCTACTAATTCTCCCATGAAAAAAGGTTTTCTTTTATATATAAAATAAACTAATCCAAGGTATGTTAAATTCAAAACCAAATAATTCAAATTACAATCAAGGAAACTATGTACCTAAGAATAAGGACAAGGTAATTAAACTTAACACACAAGGTGGAGTTTATTTCAGAAGTTCTTGGGAAAAGAAAATAATGCACTGGTTAGATAATAATAGCACTATAACTAAATGGGGAGCTGAATGTTTGAGAATACCTTATCAAATGACTCACTTTGATAATGGAGACACTAGAATAAAAGAACATTCTTATTTTCCTGACTTTTACTATGAAATGAGGCTATCAGATGGAACGCTTAAACAAGTTGTTGTAGAAGTTAAGCCAATGAAAGAATTTCAAATGGTTCAAGACTTAAATGAAGGTAAGTTAAATGTACCGGAAACTGGTATGAAAAAGTTGAAAAACTTTGAATATGATCTAAAGATGGCTTATAAGAATAAACAAAAGTGGGAAACTATGATTAATTGGTGTAATAAGAAAGGTTATGACTTTATAATCATAACCGAACAACATCTAAAAAAGTTTAACCTTTAATTTTGTATACTAGTATTATCATTATAAATATGATTGAAATACTAGGTAATAAATTATCCCAGATAATATAAAGTTTTCTATTTATATGATAAAATAGAAATCTAATAAGATGTAATGAACCAAGAAACATAAACAGCTCTGATTGAGACGACCACAATCCTATAACTATCCAAATCCAAAATAGGATTCTCAATAAATAATGAGCGATGTCTATACTTTTAGTAGCTTCAACATCTCTATTTTTCATATTCAAATCCAATCTAGGTTTATTAAATACATAATAAACCTCATTGAGGGCAAAAATTATAAGTAATAAGTAGAATAGTGTAATCATATCTCAATAGTGTTAAATATTATTTCATCAAATTTAAGAAGATTCTGAAAAGCAGGTTCTGATAGTTTCAAAGTTCCATCTTTCTCAACTAAATCATATATTTTATCAGGAACAAAAGCAATAACCTCATCCCCAACTATTCTATCATATTCAGAAGGAACATTAGAGATATCTCTTCCTTTATAAATTTCAGAAATATACTTGTTTCTTTCAATAGAATCGATGTGTAAAGAACACCCATCACTTAAAAATCCGTCTTTCATATTGGACTCTTCCCAAAGTTGTAAAATAATCTTGTTCATTTTTTAAATTTATAAATATTTTACTAAACATTTTAAACAAAGTTGAGTAAAAGTTATAAAATAAAAAAAACTAAATATGCAAAATATCAAATTAGAGTACATTTGGCTAGATGGTTCAAACCCTCAACAGATTAGGTCCAAAACTAAAATTGTTAACTTAGAAGCACTTGAAGGAGAAACAAATATTTTTGAATCTTTTAAAAATGGAACAAGAAAAGCACCTGTTTGGAACTTTGATGGGTCTTCTACTTATCAAGCAGAAACATCAAAATCAGAATTACTGTTAGTACCAGTTAATTTCTTTCTTCACCCATTAGTTGCTAGAACAATCATTGTGTTAGCTGAAGTTTATAACACTGATATGACACCACACCACACCAACACAAGAAGAGGTATGATGAATGTTATAGAAAAACATGACGATGAAACAATGTATGGTTTTGAACAAGAGTACTTTATTTATGATAATGAAACCAACAAACCATTAGGATGGCCTTCAACACAAGGTTCTTTCCCTAAACCACAAGGTGATTATTACTGTGCTGTAGGAGCTAACAATGTTAGTGGAAGAGCATTTGTAGAAGAACACGTTGATCTTTGTTTAGGAGCTGGTTTATTAGTATCTGGTATAAACGCAGAGGTTGCTTTAGGACAATGGGAATATCAAATTGGTCCGGTACCAGCAGAAGATGGTTCTGACCAACTTTGGGTATCTAGATATCTTCTTTACAGATTGAGTGAGAAATATAACTACAGAATTGAATTAGATCCGAAACCTTTCAAAGGTAATGATTGGAATGGTTCAGGAATGCACGTTAACTTCTCTACTAAAACAATCAGAGAAGATAAAGAAAACAAAAAAGCAATCGCTGAACAAATGTGTAAGAAATTAGAAAAGAAACACAAAGAACATATTGCTATCTATGGTGTTAATAATGAACACAGATTAACTGGAGCAAATGAAACATCATCTATGGATAAATTTGGATGGGGAATTGGAGATAGAACTAAATCTATTAGAATTCCTTCTTCTATTAATGAAGCAAACGCTGTTGGATATATCGAAGATAGAAGACCATCATCAAATGCAGATCCTTATCTAATTGTAGAAAAAATGATTACAACTATTTTAGGGGATGTAGTTCCTGAGTTAAACTAAAATAAGATATAAAAAGAAAACCTCTCAATTTGAGAGGTTTTTTAGTTTAAATATGTTTTTAATTTTTAGAGTGAGTGTAGTCCCATTCCATCATTTGACCCTTCTATTGAGATTAATTTAATTAAGTGGTCGTTATCACCTTTTTTCTTATAAAGTTCGTTATAACCTTTAGCAATTCCTCTTTTGAACACTTCAGTAAAGTAGGCGAATGCGTTTACTGATTTTTCTTCGTTGAAATTATACCAGTTTTGGAACATATCTAATAATCCGGATTGGTAACAATCTAACTTATCATCATTAGACCAATATCTCATTTTTTTGATTGTTTTCTTTGCTAGTAACTCTAGCATTTTCTCGGCGTTTCTTGTTAGTTTTCCTTGAGCTTTTGAAACGATAACCTCAATGTATAAATCTTTGTTGTTTAGATACATCCATATAATTTATTTTTTGGAATTTAGGAGTTATTCACTCTTAAATGCTTTCATGTTATATACATGCAACATGAAAAAGTTTTGTAATAAAAAAAATCCTCAAATTTCTTTGAGGATTTTCAATATATTTTAATACTAATTAAGCTTTTGTTCTTTCTTTGTATTGTAATTCTTTAGTAGCTTGTAACTCAACATCAAGAGATGATTTTCTTTTCTCTAAATTATTTAAAGCTGTTGTTAAAACTTCTGATTCACCAATCATTTGGATAGAACCTTTAACTTTTTCAATATTGAAATTAACATCTTCTAATTTAAGAGTGATTTCTCTTTCTTTATCTTCAAGTTTTCTTTTAACGATTAACTCTTTATCTAATCTGTTTTCATAAAAATAAGTTAAGTCATAGTTTAATTCGTTTCTTACTTCATTAACCAACTCTAAAGCTGATTCATATTTGAAGAATGAATTACCATATCTCTCATCACATCTGTAAAGGAATGTGTTGTTCTTATAATTGAAAGCAAAAATTTCTAAATAAGGATTGATTAAGTTGTTAACTCTTTTTACAACATCTAATTCTACAAATTTATCTAAGTTTTTAGACACTTCAAGTAAAATAGGGTAAAAGTTTTTGTTAACGATAGGAATGATAGGAGAAGAGAATAAAGACTCTAATGTAGTTTCATCATTCATCTCATCATCATTTATGAAAAGATTACTTTTCTTACCTACTGAAAGACCAATTGTTAAGTATTCAGAAATTCTGAAGTTAACTCTATCTTCTGAAACTTGTGCATATTTCATAGCTGTTTCTAACATTCTTAAAGATTTCAAAGTTTCTTCATCTTTAACATTGTTTTCTAATAATGTTTTTTCAATTGTGTTCTCAGTTAATAAAAACCAAGAATCTTTAACTAAAGCAACGTGACCATCTTCAACTTGTTCAACAATAGTGAATGTAGATTCACCTTTACCACCACTTAAAAGATTAGTTCTTTTTTCTGGAGATTTTGTTAAGTTATGAACAAACAATTTAACTTCTGGAACCCAGTCATAAATAGCTAATTCATTAAGAATTTTTGACATTCTATCTTGATCAGTTTCTAAATTTATAGTTTGAAGAACCACGTTCAAAGGTTGTCTGTATAACTCACCTTGGTTTTTAGAATTAAGAACATTGTATAAACTCTTTAGTTCATATAATAACTCATAGTTTTTCATGTCATCATTAAGGTCTTCCAATAAAGCTTTAACACTCTTATCATATGTGTATGGTTTAAGTCTTTCATTCAAAGAAAGAACTATAGACTTTTCAGATAATTCGTTACAAGCATTCATATGCCCTTCAACGATTCCCGAAATTTCCTCCTGGTCAAGAGTTAAGTTCTTTTTGAAGTTAAACAATTCAAGTTTAAGATTCTTCATATTTTAAAATATTTTTTTTTATATACTCTATATATTATAGATAAAAAGTCATTTTTTACCATTTTATAAAATTGAGTATTTTATATGTTTTTATTTATTACGGTGTGTTATTTCCATTTGGATTTCTATCACTTATGTTATTTCCATTAGGATTTTTGTTAACAATATTAGATTTTTCTCTTGATTTTAATATATTATTAAACCATCTCGATCTTCTAGGAGTAATAGCATAAAAGTCAGAATTGGCGAAAGTTCCATATTGGTCACCCGGACTACCAGCACCCTTTGTATTATAGAAACTACCTGTTGTTCCAATAGGATCAACCTGAGGAACACCAATTTTTGGTTGTTTAGCGTCAATTGGTGGAATAAATGGAGGAATAGGATCACCAGGGACTCTATTAGGAGGTATAACACCACCCGGTCCATTAACAACACCAGAAATAGGAGTATTACCTGGGGTACCTGGATCACCCGTACCACCACCAGGTTGGTCAAATAAACTAGAAACTCCACCAGCTAAAGCAAATCCATTACCATCAACCATACCAGTTCCATATTGCTGAGGATATCCAACACCATTAACTCTATCACTTCTAAATGCCGGATAGTAAGTTTCAACAGTGAAAGAAACTTTTAATTTGATATTATTATCAGATGTTAGATTTTTTTCTCTAGACATTTCAATTGAATTAGTATCCGGCATTAAAATAACAGCATCTATATTCATAAAATTATATTCAAAATACATAAACTTATAAATCCAAAGAGTATCCATAATAGCCTGACTACATTTGAATGTGTCAATTTCAGAACTAAGTAATATTTCTAAATCATAATTAACTGTAACCGGAACGGCTCTAACTTTACCAAGAACTTTTCTAATCTCAACCTCATTCTCAACAACCATTCTCAACCAAACATTAGGGTTAGCAAACTCATCAGACTTAATATTAAAACCAGTCATGGTTAAATGACCCCTTGGTACCATATCAGTATTTAATTCAACAAATCTGTTTTCCGAAACCACGTCATCAGCAAAAGAATCTAGGAGAAATCTTTCATCACCAGAAAGTGAATAGTAGAAAGGAACTTGAACAAATACATCACCAGATGTAAATCTATTCAACCATTTTATTTGTCCTTCTAATGTATCTAATACACAAACTGTCAAGTCTCTGAAAAATACATCTTCAAAATTAAATCTATCTCCTATCATAACGATATATATTAAATATAAACTTTCTCTTCATGAAATTATATACCTATTACCTAACAAATTTATATCAACTATGAGTGTAAAATCATTATTACTTTGGGAAAAATGGCGTCCTAAAAACATAGACGAGGTAATCTTACTACCTAGAATAAGAAAGCAATTTGAGAATGGAATTTCTCAACATTGTATTTTATATGGTCATTATGGAACAGGTAAAACTAGTTTAGCTAGAATACTTATCGGTAAATATACCAAAGAAACTCCTTGTTTAGAATTGAATTGTTCAATGGATACATCTATTGATGTTTTAAGAGAAGAAATTCAAAACTTCTGTAAGTTTACACCAATGATGGAAACAGAATCAGATATAAAATATGTTTTTCTTGATGAGTTTGAAAGAGTTTCAATACAGTTCCAAGACGCTTTCAAAGCTTTCATTGAAAAGTATAACAAGAATGTTAGATTCATTATCACAACCAATCACTTAAATAAGATTTCTGATGGTATAAAGTCAAGAATTCCTCAAATAAACTTTGATTGTCAAGGATTTGATGAAGAAAAATATCTTAAAACTGAACTATACAAAAGAATAAACAATGTAATTCTACCTGAAGAGGGTAAACAAATACCTAAAGAAGATTTAATTTCTATAATAACTAAAAAGTTTCCAGACTTTAGGTCTATAATGGTTGAAGTTCAAAACTATTTAGAAACAGGTGATTTAGGATCTAATTCATCTAATGTATCTAACAAGGTTAAATTAGAATTATATAACTCAATATATGACAAATCATTAGATTATGAAAAAATATATCATTTCTTAATGACTAATTTTGGAGCTGATAAAATTGATGTAATGATAAAACTATTAGGCAAACCATTTATCGATTGGTCAATATCTGAAAGAAAAAATATAGACAAACTTTTTGACTGTAATTATATAATCGCAGACTATTCTTCAAAGTTAGAAACCAACACGGACCCTATTGTATTAGGATTAACGATAGTTGGTAAATTCAGAGATACTTTATTGTAAATAAGAGCCATAATATATTAATATATATGTTATGGCTTTCGACTTTACAGACTTTTATATAGAATATCCAGGACATCCCAGATTCAGAGATTTACAAATCATAGAAGATGATGTTGTTAGGATAATATTACAAAAATGGGAAATGATATTATTCACAAACAAAGGTGAACTATTTTTCGAACCTAATTTTGGAGGAGATTTAGAAAAACTTTTATTTGAAACTAGATTATCAGCTGAAACAGTAGAAGGTGATTTAAAAGGTCAAATAAATTCTTATATAAGTGAATTAAATACCGTTCCATATACACTCAAAGTAACATTCTACGAAGACCCTGAGAGATATCAAGAATATATGGAAGTTTATTTTTCTCTAGCTGACTATGAAATATACGCTGTAATTAGTTAAATATTTTTATATATACAATATGAAGTATTTAAAAACATTTGAGTCCTATATTGGTACCGATTTAATCTCTGAGGTAGAATTCTATAAAGTTCCCAATGGTTCTAAAACATTATTCAAACCATCATTTGGTGCTAAAAAAGGCGAAACCGATTTTTATCAATTAAGACTTGAAGGTAAACCAATAGTAGAAATAGAAGTTAATCCAAATTCAAAATACGGTAAACCTGAAATCATGTCAGCATTTTCTGATATTAGAGGCAAAGGCTTAGGTGAATATCTTGCTAAGAAAGTACTTGATATCTATCTTGAAGATGAGGTATTTGTAAGATGTACAAAGGATAGTAAAAAGTTCTGGAAAAGATGTGGAGCAACTGTTGTAGACTCAACAGATCCTTATTTATTACACTTTATTAAATAGGACAACTGTTAGCAGTATAAATATACTTATAATCTCTTTTAATTTTAACACCTAAACTTTCAGCAGTAGTAACAACATCTTCTAAACACTCAGAATCAGCACCACCGACAATATTCACTTCTCTACCTTTTAATGATTTAAGTAATTCATATAGTTTTATAGGGCAGTGAAACCAAACGTGGTTGTTGTTTATATAAGTGATAATAGTTCCTTCTTTAGTTGGAAATATATCACCTTTCTTTAATAGTTTCTTATCTTCTTTATCAGAAATTTCATTATAAATCTCTTTATCTAATATCTTCTTATAAAAATCAGCATCTACTTTATAGTTATATCTTTTTTCAATAAGTTCTTTTTGATTAGGGAAATGATAAAGATCTTTATGAATAGGAATCTCTGGTGTTTTATTATATAAGTAATCTTTGTCTACATTCTTACCATTGACATGATTATCCCACAATTGGTAAACATTTTGAAAGTTATTACAATACTTTTTCAATTCATTCAAATACATCTCCGAGAAGTATTTTCTAAACGACTTCTGAACATCAACTATAATTAATGTTCCATTACTATGACTTTCAAATGTTTTTAAAAATTTCATTATAAATAAGTATCATATGCTTTTTCAATCTTAGGATCTAAGATTGTGTAATCTATATCAAATGTTTTTGGCATTACACTAACTACCTGAGACTGGTTATAAGGTTCTTTACCTATTTTATACCAACTTCTATTTTTTCTCATCCATAAATAGAAAAGAACATAAGCATTTGACTTCTGAATATACTCGTCAATATTTATAATTATATCCAATCCGTATTTTTTAATCTTTTCAACAGTTCTTCTTTCGCAGTCAATTTCACAATTCATAGATAGTACTATCTCAGTGTCAATTAAAGACATATCAACATTATCATCACCAGATAACCACTTATCAATATTTTCCATTCCTGATTCATTTTCAGTCCATGCTGGCACTTGTTCAATCCATTGATCCATATGACAAGATTCATGTAATAGTATTATCAACCACTGAGAGACATCTTTACCCAAAGCACAAGCAAGTGTTCTTGTATCACCATCAAAGTAACCATTACAGATAAAACCACCTTCAGAAAATTGAACACCGGTATCTGGAGATAGAATTAATTTAACATTATGTTCTTTAGTGTATATTTTCAAATCTTCTATAAAAGATTTAACTTTAACTACATCTTCTTGTGATAATTTACCATAATTAAACTCACCACCGTGTGGGATGTCTGCTTCTTCAAAGTCTTCAAACAATTTTAAGTATCTCATAAAGTATATATTAAATAAAAAAACCCATCAAATATTTGATGGGTTTTAATTCTTAAAGTATTTATAGATTAAAGAGGTAATTCTTCTTCACCTTCTTCTTTTTCTTCTTCACCTTGTGCTGGAGATTCTTCCTCTTCTTCAACTGGTGCTTCTTCACCTTGTGCTGGAGCTTCTTGAGCTTGTGTTTGAGGTTCTTCAAATTCTCCTTGTGCTGGAGCTTCTTGAGCTTGAGCAGGTGCTTCTTCAGTCTGTGCTGGTTGAGCTTCAGCTTGAGGAGCTTCTTGAGTTTGAGCTTGAGGTTGAGCCTCTACTTGAACTTGAGGTTGAGCCTGAGGTTGTGTTTGAGTTTGTGATTGACCACCACCCATTAAAGCACCACCAGGAATTTTCTCAACATCTAAGTTATCCATGTTAATAAACTTTACAATTTCTTCAGCAATATCAACATCACCAAAGAACGTGCGTAGGTTTTTACCTGTAGTGTCTTTTACTTTTTTCACATAAGCGTTGATTAAAGATTGAGGAATATCAATCATTGTCTTTACTTTGTAAATATCGTTTACTTGAAGAACTGATTCTTTGATAATTTCTTCTCTGTTCTTTTTAATACGATATGATTCAAATGTTCTAATATGCTTCATTTTTTATTGAATATTTTTTATAGATTATATATTAAGTATTAAAACTCATTTTTTTCACTAATGAATTACTAATAAACCCAACACCAATCCTATGATTGCGACACCTCCACCGATACCACCAAAAACCATTTTAGTTTTCATTTTTCTTAATTGTAAGTTCTTTTCATCAATAACTTGTTGTCTATTAGCAACTTGTTCTTCTAAAATAAGAATTTTCTTTAGATAAGCGGCGATTTCACCCTGTAATGTTTTAATCTGTAAATCTTTATTATTGATAGATTCTTTTAATTTAGCAATCTCCATTTTTTGAGAAGCAATTACTTGTTCTTTATCATTGATAACTTTAACACAAACGGAATCATATTGACCCATTTGAGTATTTTGTTTCTCCAAAAGAACCAATAAATCTGTACCATTATCAAGATTTTGAGCTTGTTCAATAGTCATTACCAGAACTTGTTGACCCAATGAGTCTATTTCAAATTTAGGATAATCTATTTTAGGTTGTGAGTATTGTGAATAAGCACTTAAACTTAAAATCATACCTATAATTAGTGTTAGAAACTTTTTCATATTAATGTTTAGCTTTATTTTTTAGTGATTCTAAAAGAGCATCACCTGTTCTATTAGGTGGATTCTTTTTAAACTCATCTATTTTATGTTGAGTTTCTTGAAGATCATGTTTTAATTTGTCCAAATTAGCTTTAGATTTATTAGCTTCAATTTCAGCCTTTTTAGTTTGAGCTTCTTGTTTAGCTAATTCTGCTTGTAATTTAACATCTAATTGTCTAAGACTATCAGATTTAGCTCTCCAAGAGTTTATTTCCAAATCCACAGCCTTTTTTTGATTCTCTAAATCTTTAAATTGTTGTTCTAATTGTTTAACTCTTTCCTTTGATGCTTTATCACCTGAAAAAAACCATTTGAATCCAAACAATAATGTCAATCCAAGTAATATTAGTATAAGAATCGATTTGATATCTAATTTCATAAAATGTCTTATTTTTAAAATATATATTATTTTGTCAAACCGACCTTTTAATTTTGAGAAATTTTATATATATTTGTAGATATTTAAAATAACAACCAATTCATGACATATAAAAGATTAATCTCATTTGACTTTGACGACACAATGTGTCACACACCAAAACCTGAAGAAGGAAAGATAATTTGGAAAGAAAAAACAGGAACTGAATGGCCATATGGTGGTTGGTGGGGAAGGGCAGAAAGTATTAATCCTGAAATTTTTGACATACCAGTAAATCCTTGGGTTTATAAAAAGTATTTAGAAGCTGTATCAGATCCAGATAACTATGTTATTTTAGCAACTGGTCGTCTTAAAAAAGTACCTAATATGTTAAATCATGTTGAGACTATATTAAATAAGCACAACATTTCTTTTGATGAAATTCATTTAAATTGGGGTGGTGATACATACAACTTCAAAACTAAATTATTTGAACAAAAAATTGAAGAACTCGGAGTTCATGAGTTTGTTATGTATGATGATAGAAGTGAACACTTAGTTAGATTCGAAGAGTGGGCCGAGGAACATCACATTGACGTTACTGTTGTTGATGTTGTTAACAAAAAAGAAACAAATTATCCAAATAATATATAATAAATAGAAAATTAAATTAGTTTATGGCTACAATTACTAAAAAGAAGACAAAATCGAAAGTTGATGAAATACTTTCAAAACCATATAGGTTAGTTCTACACAACGATGATTACAATAGCTTTGATTGGGTAATTACTTGTCTGGTGAAGATTTGTAAACACGAAAATGAACAAGCTACACAATGCGCACACATTGTTCATTACAATGGTAAGTGTGATGTAAAGTATGGTGATTTAGAAACTATATCTACTATGAAAGATAAGTTGAAAAATGCTGGTCTCAGTGCAACAATGGAAACGACAAATTAAACAAAAACCTCTCAACTTGAGAGGTTTTTTTATTTATTAGCCCCAAACCAATTTATACCATTTGTATTAGAACCACCACCTTTGTGTCTGTTCATAATTTGTTTTCTTATTTTAAGAACCTGACCATAATCCGTTCCTTCAACATAGTCCATATTTTTTAGACAATCTTTAACATAGTTCATATGTTCTTTATCTACAAATTTACTAGACCACTCTTCAACCATTTCACTAAATTCATGTCTACCAAAAATAGTTGTTGAGTTTACTATCGTCATTACAGTATCATCATGTCCAACATCAGCAGCATACCTTGTGTTACCGGCATTTGTGGTGTGTTTAACAAATGTTGTGATTTCTCTAATATTATCTTCATTATTAATAACAAATCCCTTACTTTGCATAAGTTCTTGATAATCTTTAACCATTAAATTCTTATTCTCACCAACTTTTAAACCAACTTTTTCTTCAGTAGCATCAGCTCTGTGTTTATATCTAACAAAAACAGATGAACCATAGTTATTATTACCATCAAAAACGTGTGGTAACTCAGCAAATAAAGTATTACCATAGTTATTTAACTCGACAACCACCTTAACATTATCTGGATTTAGATATTCAAATACTATCATATAAAGAATCTCAGCTAACTGTTTAACAGAAACATAATTATTTCTAAATAATCCTATTTGTTCCAATCTAAAGAAATCTACAATAGACTTATAAGAAGCTTTTTGTGATTCAACTAAGTCTTTTGGTTTTTCAGATATTCTAAATATATTTATAATAGAATAATCCTGTCCGAGTCCTTCCGAAATATCGACCGAGATAACAATTTTATATTCTTTTCTTTTAAGTGGTAGAAAAGACTCATCATCATCTACCCATTTAAGATCTTTATAACTGAATTTTAATTTTTTATCAAACTCTGGAATTTCTTCGTGTATATAATTCTTTTTATTTCTTAACAACTCATCTATAATAGCCTCACTTAATAATGATTTACTTGAGTTAATAAATCTCAAACCATACTCTTGATTAAAAGCGTCTTCACCACCAATATCTTTTATAGCTTCTTCTTTCCAAGTTGTCATCTCAGATATAGCCAAAATAGGAACATCATGTCCATTCTTATCAACAAAAGTCATTTTTTTAACTTCTTCATCAGTACACTTATCATTATTATAAACATAAATAACATCTTTCATGTTATCAGTAATATACTTCATCTCAACTTTTGTATATTGAGACCATTTATCTTGAACTAATTGAAATATCTCCTCTTTAGTAACACCATACTCATACATCTTATGAGCATTTAATCTAATATAAGTCATGAATCGACCAGGAACTTGATACCAATAAACTCTCATTGCTTTATAGTTATTCTTCAATGGATCACCATCGGGTCTTTCAGCATCTATCAACAATCTATGGAACAGGTTCATACCATTTGGAGTTGATGTAATAATAATCTTTGAGTTTTGAACGGCTGATACGGTTGGGAAGGCAGCGGTATAGTAAGGCTCAATAATATTTGAAGGAATGTGGGCAAACTCATCTAAGTAAAGTACGTCAATGGTAAAACCAATGGCTGGAGTCTTTGTCCTAGCTGATGTTTTAATTCTGCATCCATTTTCAAATGTCAATGACTTCTGGTTCCAAGTTTTAATACCTGGTTTTAAGAAGAAAGGCAATAAAGAGTAGATAGATTTAATTTTATCAACAATCTCTACAGCGGTATCACCCTTGTTAGCAACAATCATTATATTTTTATCATTACTAAACAAAATAGTATGTAACATAAAGATAGAAGATGAGATAGTCTTACCTACCTGACGAGAAGCCATTAAAATACTAAATCTATTGTTAACAAAACTATCAAGCATTTCTTTTTGATAATCCCTTAATAGAATATTATTAATAGAACCGTCTTCTGTCTTAACTTTACAATACTTTTCGGTAAAGTAATGAACATCTAAAGCACATTTAACATATTCTGATTGTTCATGTGCAGTCATTCTGAATGAAACACCGGCTCTTCTCAATCCTACCTCACTCTTTAACCAAGGATTCTGATATCTTTTAATAACTATACCATCATTGATTTTGTCAGTAGCCTCATCGACTAATAAGGTAGTAAAAACCATCTGTTTTTCTTGTTGCGGAGCTAATGCCATATTTTTAGGAACAATATATTTTTAATATATATTGTAAAAACCACCTTCTTATGTCTAAAGCAGAAAATGAAAGAATTAGGATACAGGACGAATTTGATGAAATTCAATCGGAAAATGGTGAATTTGATATCAGTAAACACCTAGCAAGACCTGAAGATCTACCAGATTTAGGTGAGATTGAAATCTATGACTATGACTCGGATATGACTGTTGCTTCACAACAATCAATGGAGGTATTAGAATCTCTTGTAGACCTATATCTAAGTGACGTACCAGAATTAAAAGAACACCCATATATAAGAAATAAGATGAGAGATGACGCTTTAGTTTACGCTGAAACAATTTTTTTATCAAAAATGACTAGAAAGAACTTCTTATCTCAATTAAGACAAGTAGATAACGGTGACAATTCAGCTAGAATGCATGAAGTTGTTAATCAAACAATTGGTCAAATCAGAGAAAACTCTAAATTCTCATCAACACAAAGAACTGAACTTGAAAAGTTCTATAAAGGATTAAGAAAAGATTTAGGCCTTAATGAGATTGAAAATCCAGAAGTTATGAAAGCTCAAAATATAGCGGCAGAAGAATCCACAGAAGGAACTACTGGTTCTATAATGGATAATAGAAAGTTAAATGATTTGATTAAGAATGCAATGATTAATAAGGAAAAAGATAAATAATTATTTCCACTTAAAACTTTCAAAAGCTTTTATTAAATTACTGAATTGAATTAAAACTTTAGTTGTCATAAATCTATTCACTTTATTACCGGTAATATAATTAACGAATAAGTTATGTGGAGTAGATTTTAAATCATCCTTTATAATATCTTTAAGAGAAGATTCTGTTCTTTCAAGAAGAACCATTAAAAGTTTATTAGAATCACAAGCGAGTTGTGTAGATGTTTCTTCATCATCATAATAAAAAACTTCATCATATTGTTCTAGTTTTTCATCAGTAAACTTATCACCTTCTGTTTTAAGACCTATTAAATGTTGTAGAAGTAATCTTACCTTCTTATGAGAGATATCATCTGAGTTTCGATTATAGAACGTCTCAGATATATAATAAAACTTCTTTATAACTAATCCATTTTCTTTTAACTTGTCTTCTATTTTAGAAATCATCAATTCATAATTCTTTCTATTATTCTTAGAACATATAACATAGATATCATCATCTGTATTTTTAAGATGTAAAATATTCTCTATATTGATAGTATATTCTAAATTTTCTATCAATTCTTTATTCATAAACTCTTGCATTGAAAATGCTAAGTTAGAAACGTCAGCTTTATGATTTTTTGATTTAACTTTTAATGTCTCCATCATTTCAGTTGTTAACCAATAAGTATGTCCTCCGAAATTTATAGAATTTCCTTGACTTTTATAAATACCTCTTTTAATAAGATTAAAATCTGATTTAGATATTTTCATAATAGGTATATTTGGAATAGTTTTATCCACTATCCAAACCTGGCTATTAGTACTTAATATCACATCTATGTCAAAAAAATGAGCTTTCATTATAATTTAAAATTTGTTACTTTATATCTAAATTGATGAGGAGATCCATCAAATCTACTTCCCTCATACTCTTTATCTTTCCATTCAACTCCACCACTTAACTCAGTATCAAAACTTTTACATTTAGGACAAGTACTTGGTGGTGATTTTTGAACTTCTTCACCTTTCTTACCCTCTATTATAATCATATCATCTTCTGTATAGAAGAACGTACCTTTACACCATGGACTTCTACAAACGGTTTTCATTTTTTCCATTAATTATATATTAAAAAAAAATCCCATCATTTAGATGGGATTTTTAATTTATAGTAATGTTTTATTATTTAACCATATTTTTGCTTATTGCAAAATTATATAAAACTGGTAGATTCAAATATTTCATAAATCCATTTCTTATATCTGATAGTTTTTTTGATTTTTTAATTATATTAATTATTAAGAATCCAAATTCTTCTTGGAATTCTAAGTAACAATCACACCAAGGTCTATTATAGTGATTTAGTGTTGACCATTCTGAATTACCCCCTGATAACCAAAATAGTGACTTCTCAGGTGTTATATACTCATATATTATTTTTTTGTCTAACTCCATGTCCCAAATAGAATCATTCCATTCTACTTTTCTCATCAAGATTGATACTGCTTCAGCTACATCTGTTGTGGATTCTCCACCAATTTCGAAAAAATATTCGTTTTCTTTTTTTGAAACATTTAAGATGTTTTGATTCAAAATTTCCTTATCTCTTCTAATTTCTTCTTTAGAAATTTGTAGATCAATTCTTTTTCTCTTCATACTAAAATAATTATTTTTTTATATCTTGTAATAGATTAACTCCGTCTTCCCATTTCCCTCCAAAATTACCGTTTTCCCATATACCGTTTTCCCAGTTGCCATAAAAGCTACCGTCTTTAAATATACCGTAATACCAGTCTCCTGTATAGAAACTACCATTATTCCAAATAAGTGTTTTATTTTTTATTTCAAGTTGAGCATTCTCGATTTCTGAGTCGATTAACCAGTAAAAATTTTGCTCTCTAAGAATATCGTTTATTTCAGACTCGTTTGTGTATGTCTTACTTTGATATTTTAATTCTATATACCTCATACTAAAAATATGATTTTGTTATAGTATATATTCTATTTTTTTTATGTCAAAACCGGAATCGAGGTTTTTGGTGAAAAAATGAAGGGTGTAATAAAAAAAATATATTTAAAATTAAAAAACCGGATATATGTCCGGTTTTTTAAGATTTATGAAAAAATAGGTTATTTCAATTTATTATTGGTTGTTCAAAAAGTCTAATTCAGCTTTAGTTAAAGACTTCATACCTTTGTTAGTAATCTTGTCTAGGATAGTGTCTACATCTAAAACCACATTGAATTCAGCGATTAAATCATCGATAGTAACATTAGAAACTTCAACATTGTTTTCAACTTTAGTTTCAACAACTTTAGTAGCTTTTGGCATCTTTGGAGTTTTGATTGGTTGAATTTTATACAAAGCGTCTTTTTCTTTTTTAGTAATTGGACAAAATCTAGTAGCGATTTGCGGAGTATCACTATCAGTAGTAGTAAAAGCGATAAGATAGTCACCACCAGCCTCAACCCAAATTTTAGAAGCGTCTGATTTAAGTTCAACCATAGTATTAAAGTCTAATTTATAAACTTCAGAGATAGCTTTCAATTGTTGCTCATTGTGAGACTTCAAACTGATACAGATTACTTTGTTGATATTGAATTTCATAGTCTTCTTTTTTAGTGGTTATTTTGTTATACAAATATAAGGATAATTCTTGAATCTACAAATTTTATTTATTATTTTTTTGTTTTATGACTTTTCTTTAATCCTTAATTGTATACAAATATACGGATTATATTCAAATAAAGAAAATTTAAGTAAAAGTATTTTAATATATATGTTGAAAAAATTATATAATTATATGAAGTATCTTAGTAATAGAGATGAATTCCTTAAAAGAAGCTTAAATAAAATTGACGAATATAAGTCTATAGAGATTGATATAGAGAAATTAAACGAAGCTGATAATAGTGGCCCATTTGCTAATGATATCCCTTGGAATGACTCACTATTAGGTAGATTAATAAACTCTACTATAAGAAAAGCTAAGATAGGTATTAACCTAGTTAGAATAAAAGCTGTTAACAGAAGACTTGAGGACGCATTTGAAGATTTATTAGGAAGCTCAATGACTGCTGAGATGTCCGAAGAGGATAAAAAGAATAAAACCAAAGTATTAGTATTCAAATTTTTAGAAGAACTTGAAAAAGAAGTTAAAGCTGGTGGTAATGTAGGTGAAATAAAAAGACTTACAGATGCTGCTATTAAAAATATATCAGAAGTAGAAGATCTTGAGAATAAAGAATCTTTAATAAAACAACTTGAAGACTTTAAAAAGTTCTTAGAACAATTTAAAGACACTGAAGGTGGTAAAGAAGGCGAAGAAGAAGGAAAAGAAGAAGGATCTGATAAAGAAGGAAAAGAAGAAGGATCTGATAAAGAAGGAAAAGAAGGAGTTGAAGGAGAAAAAGGTTCAGCAGAATCTATGTATCCTACTATGGTAAAAACTTTGAAATCATTAGCCTTAGTAATATCTAATTATAAACAAGTTAAAATGGGTGATGTTAAAAAACCTGAAAATCTAAATAAAGCTAAGATAACATATACTACTAAAGCAGGTGATACTATTGAAAAGATTCAAAAAGACACAACTGCTAATCCAAAAAAATTAGCAGCAACTGATATTAGAGCTAAAAATACTCAAGTTTTAACAAAATACCCTAAAGATAATGTTACTATGCCAGCTGGTTTAGTTCTTGTAATGGAAAGTTTTATGTTTGAAGCACTTGGTGAAGGTGGAAGTCCAGACAGAGCTAATATAAAAGGCGGTGAAGATCACTTAACACAAGCTTTTACCAAATTAAAGAAAGCTCTTGAAACACTAGAGTCTCCTAAAGATAAAGGAATTGGAGTAGATGTTAAGTTCTTAAATGAAATAACTTCAAAATCTTTAGATACTAAGAATAAAGAAGTAATAAAATCTCTTTTCACAGAGGTTAATAGATATTTAGTTGGTGATAAAAAAGCAACATTAAATGCGGCTACAGACCCATTGTATAAAGAAAGTATAGAAATAATATCAGACAAAAACAAAAAGATTATTGTTGCTGAAAAAATAGCTAGATTTACTAAAAGAGCTTTACAATTTGATGGAGAAGGTTTATATGGTGGTTTAGGAGAAACTGGTAAGAGTTTACAAGCATTTGTAGAGTCAATGAAGTCTATAATGACAATAAAACCAACTGAACAAAAGACTACTGAAGAAACTACTTCAACAACTAAGTTTAAAGTTGGAGATATTGTAAAGTGGAAAAATAAAGACGGAGAAGTTGTTTCCAAAAAGGTTGAAAAGGTTAAAGACGGTTCTTATTACTTCACAAACAAAAAAGGTGAAGAATTCTTTAAACAAGAATCAGAATTAACAAAAGAATCTATTATTAGTAAGTATAGTTCATTCATGTCTTATATAAAAGAAGCTGATGAAGACACAGAAGCATCAGATCCAGTTGTAATGACAACATCTCAAAAGATTATTGATTATTGGGAAAAGAAAATTGATGTAAAAGAATTCACTTTAGAAAGAACTGAAGTAGATAAGATAGTTGCTAATTTTGAAAAGATGAATAAGAAAGAAGGAGAAGTTGTTATTCAAGGATTAGACCCTGTAATGGAAATTGTTAAGTTGTTCAATAGAGCATATAAGTTACACACAACACAAGTTATTCCAACTGGAAGAAGCGGTGGTAAAGTTTCCAATAAAACATTTATGGAATACACATCATTTGGTGGCAATTCTGATCCATCAACAGCAGGTGCTAGTGGAGGACCATATAGAAACAATGCAATATTCAACCAATGGGAAAATGCTGTATTAAACATTATGAAATCAACTAAATATCAAAAACTTTTTAGAGCAGAAACTAAATTAAAAACAGAATCGGGTAAAGTAATAGAGAAAGCTGGTCTATATCTAAGTAAGTTTATGAGAGATATGTTAGATGGTGATACTTTATACAAACAAGGAGCTCAAAGTAAATTTATAGAAAAGTATTTTGGAGAGGTTCCTGAAGGAGCATCACCTTATATTACAGGAAGTGATGATGGTGATGTAAATGATAAAAACTCTACTGATATGCCAGATCCTCTTAATTTACAATTTAAGAAAGATCCAATTAAAATGGAAAAACTTGACGAGATGTTAGGATCTTTCTTTGCATGTGAAACTAAAGATGATAAAGGAAAAGGAAAACAGATTTATTTCTATATTCAATCAGTAGATTCAGGATTTGCATACGTTACTTATTGTGAAAGTTTTAACTTCTTCAAAAGATATATTAAAGAGTCAGGACAAACACTTAAAGGAGATAACTTCAAAGGAAGTTTAGATAGATCAATTGAAGTAGATTCAAAAAATGGAGAAGAAGAATATCAAATTAGAGCCACTAAAATAAAATTAGTAGACTTAATTGACAAAGATGGTAAGTTTATTTTAACAGGTAAAAACTTTACTATTAAATACTTAACAAAGTATTCTAATAAAAAGAACACACCGGGACAATCAGCAACTTCAGGAACTGAAGAGATGTCTATACAGACTTGTTATACTTTATGTAACGTAGATAAGGAAAATAAATTAACAAGATATACATTAACTAAAAATATATCTGATAAAATTAATACTATTGGTGGATTCCCTAATATTAAGGTAGATGGAATAAATAACACCACAATGGTTAGAAAATAAAATGAAGCACTTAAAAAAGTACAAACTCTTCACAGAAGAGGCTGATTTCGATGTTAATATTACAGATGAACCAGATTTAAAAATGGCTAAAGAAAAACTTGCCACATTAAAAACTAATCTATCTGACTATAAAACAAAAAAGCCCCTTATAGATACTGCTTACCTAACAATTAAAATAGATGCTGATTTACAGAAAAAAATTGAACAGATAATAGGTAAAACAGATGCCCAATCTGGAAAAGATAGAAATCCTTTCTTAGTTGAGTATTTACATGTATCGAATCTTAAAAGAAAAATAAATAATTTACAAAATGAATTGGTAAAAGATAAATTATCTAAAGATGATTTTACTGAAGAATTAAGTTTATCAGCTGAAGCAAGTACAAAAGCTTCTGTAAGTAGTAAAATAAGTGATATAACCAATAGAATATCAACAAAAACAGCTAATATAGCGTCGTTGAGTAAAGAAGTGACTGACTCCGAGAAAGAGCTTCAAACAAAAATGTTTAGTGTAGAAAAAGAAATGCAAGATTATATTAAGAAAATATCATCTGAAGTACAAAAATAGAAAAAATATCATTTTTTACATTTTATATATACTACATAACATAAAAAAAATTATTAAAAAATATGGCAATTCAAATTGGAAAATACAAAAGACCAGGAATCTTCATAGAAGAATTTGACAACTCAATCATCACTACCCCTATAGTTGAAGGTATTACTAATATGGTTATTGGCGTTTCAAAAAAAGGTCCTGTTAACACACCTATTAGACTAACAACTGGAAATGATTTAGAATCTATTTTTGGAGCGTTAGATAGAGGATTAGAAAGAAAAGGTTCATTTTTCCACAGAACAATTAGTAAAATGTTGGAATCATCACCTGTCTACGCTATCAATCTTTTAAGCACCGATGACACATTAGATGTAATTGAGTACAAATCATTATCGTCATCAGCTGTTTATAATAACGATATCGAAAGAGAGGGACCTTATAGAAGATTCTTTGATACTACAGGTTTCTGGAAAAGAGACACTGAGTCTTTCATTAACTTAACTAAGTCAAATACTGGTTACGCAGACAGAGCGTTTAGTTTAACTAATCTATCTGATAAATATGTAACAGCTTTTGTTTTCAAAAGTCAAGTTGTCGGATTTGATAGAACTTTAGTTGAGTGGTATGGTTCTATAGATAAATTGCCTTCATATTTAAATGCTAATGATTACGCATCTGACTACTTAGTTGATGTTGTTGTTGTTAGTGGAGACTGGTCAGATTACCAAAACTTAGCCATAGATAATAGATGGAGTGCTTACTTCAATGCATCTGGTCTAGTAAAAGGACAAATTAGAAACTTTGCTAATGATAGAAATGTTACTTTATTAGCTTACTACGAAGGATTGTCTTTAATTCCATATTTCAGAAATGCAGGTGGAACAAACATATTTATAGAAACTACTATCAATAGAGATACTGATAAAACTGGTTTATTCTGCGCATTCAACGCTGACTTGGTTGAAACTGATTACTACAACGGTAGATTAGACTTAGTAGGTCAAACTATTGCTGGTATCAATGAAGCTGAAATTGAATTTTTATCATATAAAGAAAAAATTGCTGAGTCAATTGAGATTACAGCGGTTCCTCTTGACTTACCAGGTAACGTAACAGCACTTTTAGGTGGTGGATATGGTTACTCATCAGGTCAGAATCAACACGCATTTGTTGATGGTCTTAATAACCCATTAAGTTCTGGTATAGCTACAAACGCTAACAACAGAACAGCTTACTTTGCTGAAGGATATGTTTACAATGTTGAATTGGGAGCTACTTCATCAGCATCAGCATCTATATCAGTTACATATAATGTAATGGATGGAGCATTCGCAGTGATAGGAAACACACAAGTTCCTGTTTCAGCTACTACATCACTTGTAATAGACGCTACTGACTATCCAAACACTGGTGTTACAACATCTTATGTATCTACATTTATTTTAGATTCAACTGGTGAAATATTAATTGTTAACAACTTAACAGGAGTTACAACTGGTTCACCAACTAAACCATCTGTAGCTGCAAGTGACATAGTTTTAGGATATGTTGAATTCAAAATGATAGGTGGTTCAATAGCTAAAAATTTAACATCATTCAATGATATAAACGTTGATGATAATGGATTTGTTGATTTCACTTTCGGATCATCATCATCTTATGACTATTTTATAGCAACTCAAAGTACTGCGGATTCAGGAGTAATTAAAATTGAATTCCACAATACAAATGCGGCACCTTCTACAAACAATTACGCACAATATAGAAGATTCAAAATGTTTAACAGATTAGTGGATTTAATTGATTCACCTAATAAGAACAAGATGACTTTAGTTTTAGACACTGATGGAGTAACTGGTGAAAAAGCTAGTTTATCTACAATGACAATATCAAATATTGTAACAGTATCAACATCTAATAAATCATTCTACTTAAACACTGGATTAACAGATGCTAAATTAGCTAATATATTAAATGGTACATTTATTATCTACACAGTAGATAATGAGTTCTTCTTAGGAACTGATTCAGTTATAACAAAAGATACTGTATCAACTGGAACAGAAGGTATTGTAGCTAAATACTCTAAATTTTACTCAAGATTCTATGATGGTATCATAAACACTGGAGATTATTTCTATGGAAATAAAATTTCAACTCCTGGTGATACTTATACTGTAGTATTTATAGATGGAGAAGTAGCAGCTGGAACAACATCATCTTACGCAGGATTTAACTATGTTTTATTTGACGGAACTGATCTTGATTTACAATATGGTGACCAATTTATCATACCATCAGCTACTCTTAATACTGGTTCATTTACTAATATAAGTGGAACAAATGATTCTTTAAGTCCAACAGCCAGAGCAACAGCTCTTGGATACTCTGGGTACTACGCATATGAAGTAAATGAGGAAGTTGTATATGAAGAATTATTAAACGTAAGTTTAATTTACGATTACTTAAAGAAACATTACTTAAAAATGTATTTGGATAATACAAATATATTAGAAGTAGCATTTATGGATGAAGGATTTACAGCAACTGAAGCAGTTGACGCAGAAGCTAACAACACATTCTTTATACAATCTGCTAAGTCCAACTTCAAACAAACGGTTGAAATTGAACTTCCAACAGGATATGTTCAAGTACCTAATAAGATTCTTATTAAAGGATCAAGATACACTGAAGTTAAAGTTGGTGATTTCTTATCAGCATACTACGATGAAACATTGTTAAATGTTGGTGAAGTTCCAAGAAAACTTACAAGAATTTTAAGTAAGAAACAATATGCTGGTGACACATCACTAGTAGAAGTGACTTGTGACGCTAGAATCGCAACTACAAACTTTAGTGGTGATTTACAAACTACAAGATATTCTTCAATTGAGAATTACGCAACTACTTACAAAGCTATCTCTCTTAAAGGATTTAGAATTAGACAAGCTTCTTTACCTGATGGTACTGAAACTAGACAAAATGCTATACTTAACTTAGTTGCTAAAGGAACACCATTGTTCAAAGCATTAACTAACAAAGAAGCAATTGACTTTAGATATTTAATTGACTCATTTGGTCTTGGTTTAACTGAAAGATCTAAACAACAATTAGTTGATATCTGTGGAGAAAGATTAGATGCTCTTGGAATATTGAATATGCCTTCAATGAAGTCATTCAAGAATTCATCATCTCCTTCTTTCGTAAATGCCGAAGGTGTTTTACAACTTGAGTATGTTGCCAAAGGTGGTGATCCAGAAAGCTCTCCAGCATTCCTTTACTCATTTGGTGATGGAGCAGGAACAACAGCAGTAGGTTACTTTATGCCTTATGTAACTGTTAACGATAATGGTAGACCAGTAGATGTTCCACCAGCAGCTTGGGTAGCTTCAACTTATATGAGAAAACAAACTTCTAATGTAAGTGGAACAACTCCTTGGACAATCGCAGCGGGTGTTACTAATGGTAGAATTACTAATATAACAGCAACTGAGATGGACTTTACAGCTACTGACATCGAATGGATCAATCAAGCTCAAATGAACCCAATCGTGTTCAAGAGAAATAGAGGAAATGTAATTGAAACTGAAAACACAGCTCAAACACTTTACAAATCAGCTCTTTCATACTTACACGTTAGAGA